AAACGCTTTGAAGTATATGCACTACAAAGTAGAAGACAATCCATTGAGCTCTTATGAATACCAATACACTCACGATGTGCAACCCAAGTATCCAATTTATGTCATTTCAAAAGGTCGTTGGAAAAACACATACACCATAGACACCCTTGAAGAAATGGGGGTAAACTTTTACATCTGCGTTGAACCAAGTGAATATGAACTTTATGTGGCTAATGCTAAGATTGACCCAAAAAAGATTTTAGTTATGCCAGAAGATTTTTCAATACAAGGCAACGGTTCTGTGCCAGTTAGAAATTGGGTTTGGGAACATTCAGTTCAACTTGGTTACCCCAAGCACTGGGTGTTAGACGACAACATTGCAGGGTTTTTTAGATATAACCATAACCTACAGAAACGAGTTAAAAATGGTGTGTTCTTTAGAATTATGGAGGATTACAGCGATAAGTTTGAAAACCTTGGTTTGGTAGGTTGTCAATACCAATCTTTCTTGCCACAGATTCTTACCAAATCACTCCCCATTATTATCAACACAAGAATTTATTCTACAATTTTAATCAACACAGAACTGCTTGACCAACGACTTGAGCAGAGATGGAGAGGTCGTTATAACGAGGACACAGATTTAACTTTAAGGGTTTTGTCCACAGGTGATTTATGCACAGCAAATTTCCAATCCCTTGCATCTGGCAAAATCACCACTGGCAGAAGCAAAGGTGGCAATAGAGAAATCTATGACAATCACCAACACTCTGGCTACAAAAAAAAGTTTGATGCTCTGAAAGAGACTTGGGGTAAGGTTGTAACGCTTACCTATAAAAAGCATGCTGATGGTAGACCTCACCATTGCATTGAATATACCAAGCTTTTTAAACATAAACTTAAGTTAAAAGATGGTGTTTCTCGTGAACCTAAAATAAACAACTACAATATGATTTTTACCGATGCAAGAATTTAGAAAAACAAATTATTTTGTCACAGAAAATGGTGAGTGTTTTCATAATGGAAAACAACTTTTTGGACAAAAAACAAAAAAAGGATACATCAAAATCGATGTGTGGGTAAATGCAAAGAGAGAAAAATTATATTTTCTACACAGAATGGTTGGTGAAGTTTTTATACCTAACCCTGAAAACCTACCACAAATCAATCACAAAAATGGTGACAAAGCTGATAACAGAATTGCCAACTTAGAATGGGCAACACAATCGCAAAACATTCAACATCGTTTAGATGAATTGAAGGTGGGTATGGACATAAATCACAAGTCCACAAAAATCCCCGCTAAAGAGATTAAAATCCTTCGGTGGAAGAAGAGTATAGGTTACCCCCTAAACCTTCGGGAAATCGCAAAAAAATGGGGTCTTGATGTCAAATACCTTGGCAAGATAATTAACGGCAAACAGAGAACAAGAGTTTAGTGCTTCGGAACTTGCCCGTACCACCATGGGTAAGGACAATCATACCATTCAACATTACCCCTAACATTTCCACCACCAGGTAAAGTAATTGGGCTCTTAAACGCGCCAGCAAATTCCGCAGTCAAATCTCCATTTGAACGAATCGTAGCATATTCAGGAAAAAATGAAGTATTGAATACCAACCACCGTCTCAACAAGTTATCTGCAAATTGCGCGTTGTCCCTTGCAAGACTTTTCATATACTGAAAAGTTTTGCTGTCAATCGGAGCAGATTGTTCTGATGAAAAACTTTGCAAGCCAATGTTGATAAATTTCATATAGAAATTATCAAGGGCAAGGTAGTAAGAATAGGCAATCAACATCTGCGTAATTTGATTATCTAAGAGCTCTTTGTATCTGATTTTTCCTGGCAAATTGATGTCACCAGTTGCAACCAAATCTAACATAGTATCGAAAAAAAACGTGCCCAACGACTCTTGCAGAAATAAGTACTGGGCTTGAGAAATGCAGAACCGCAATTCTGAGCTGTCGACGTTCTCGTTTATGGCCGTACTTTGCTTCAGCGTTTGTTCAGAAATAAGAAGAACTTTAGATGACATTTTGAACTGGTTTTAAGAACTCATTTTGCTCAATTTCAAGATTCACATCTTCATTGGGATACATGAGCTTGATTATGGGGTTTAGCTCTTTTAGCATAAACTCCTGAAGGGGCTGAATTGTGGTTTTCATGAACAACTCCTGTGCTGTTCTTAGTTGGTCAGCTTGACTACTAAAACCACTTGCTCCACTTGGGAGGCCGCAGATTGATGGGTCAGGGATTTGGTGACCAGCTAAAATGTTCTCTCTAACGAGCGCAAATATCTCTGCGAACATTCCACCCTGTAAAGTAGGGGATATGGTCGTAATGTCGGGCTTAACGCCCTCAGAGCCGTAGGATACGATGACCCTTCCTGCGTTGGTTGGGCCACTATAGCGTGCTTCCAATCTTCGCAGCACATCCTCCATATCGTTCTGAGAGTCAGGCTCCTGAGGGAAGTTCACCCAAAGAGAAGGTTGTGCACCATTGAGGATTGAGTTGAGGTTGTATTCTGAGATGGCACGAGATAAACGAACATCAGTGAATGCTGCCAGATAAGATGGCGAGCCATAGAACTCCATTCCAGGTGTGTAGTTACGAATATGTAGGATTTGTCTGTCAGTGAAGTTTTGTGGGTCAAATTCTACAAACTCGACAAGACCTGCTTTACGGTAATTATACCAGTCTCTACAATACAACCACTTATCTGAATACAACTCTGCATTTTCAGGTGCCTTAGCACGCATATATTTTGCAGGAATAATGTGGATGCTGTCGATGCCTTCACGACGGTCCATTCGCCATGTCAATTCTAAAAAAAGGTTGCCCGTCACCACATACTCGAAAAATATCTGCTTTGCTACATCATTCAAGGTTTCTTTTTTGTTGATTTTGTAGTCCTTAATAAAACCTCTACCAACAGCATTATCAACCTTTGTTCTGATTGCTGAAGAGTGAATTGGAGAATAATCTACTGCCACATAAAGTTCTTCAGGCATGGCATTATTTAGCCCCCAACTGACAAAGGGGTGTGAACGATTTATCTTCTCCACAAAAACAGGAGAGTTGTCTACACCGAAAGAAAATGAATCAATTTTAGTCATTGTTTGGATTGTATATTATGTAGGTTGAATCACTATTACCACTATAAGTAGTTGGAATGTTGAGGTTTTCCCCAACAACATTTACCAAAGTAGTATAAATTAAACCCCCACTTAAATCAGGGTTCAAATTACTATTTGAATTTTGTTGGAAAATCTCAAGGGTGTATTCACCAGGAATTAGATGGACATTTGTTTGACCACAAGAGGTGCTGCCAGTTAAAAACTGAGCTATTGAATCATTGGTGTTGATGCAAAAAACATCGTAGGATGGGGGGTATGAAACTGCTGGTTGTAAACGAAAAGGAATGAAATACCATTTCTGCCCACTTAACTTATGCTCAAGGTACCACAAATAATAAATCGTTCCACTTATTGTGGAGTTCCTGGTGCATACAGCAGCAGATTCATTTTGTTGCCCTTGGTATATGTAAATCATTCTCTTTGTGTTATTCCATGTTTACAGAGCGTGAGACCTCATACCAATCATCGTTGTCCCAAGAAGCAAATTTCAAAATTGTTCTTGAAGTATTTCCTGTTGTAGCACTAAAAGTTGGAGGGTTTCCTGCAAAATTTTGGTCCCATTTCCAAGTGCCACTGCCAAAAGCATTAAAATTGATTGTCGCTCCACTGACATACTCTATGTATAGGGTTATTTCACGACCGATATTACCATCATAAATTGGATTTACAGCGATGTTGTAAGTTGAAGCAGAATTAGTTGCTACAATATTGAAATGGTCTTGAATTGAAACATCTAAAGTGACTGTTGTTGCAGTTATAGTTTCATAAGCACTTAAATAGGTCCCAAAATTGATGAAGTTTTCAACCAAAGTTGTGTCTGTTAAACTGGAAGCAATACTTCTACCTAAAAGACCTAATGCAACATTATTTCTACATACCCCACCTACAGAGTTAATAGTATTTCCACTACCTCCAATTAAAACATTTCGTGTAGAAGGATAAGGAGATGAGTTGTTAAAAGAGCCAATTGAAATATTCCCAACTCCAATTTCAGAGGCATAGGTATTACCAGAGCCACCAATTATAACTGAATAGTCACTTGCACTTCCCAATGCAGAATCACCGCTACCACCAATTCCAATTCCAAACGGTGCTGCTATTGTGAAATTACTACCAATAGAAACAGAACCCTGACCAGTGAGAGTATTGTCATATCCAATTGCTACCATATTATCATTAGGGCCTTGGATATCATTGCTAACCCCAACAATAGTTGAACGCTCAGAATCACCACCGGTTTGTCCCAATTTACTTTGAGCGCCTACTACCGTAGAATCAGCTCCAGATACATAAGATGAAGTACCAATGACCGTAGCATTGGTTCTATCCTGAAAAATATCATATCCAATACCAACACCAAAATCACCAGCTACAACCGTTGATGCACCAATGGCAATAGAGGTATTTGCAATTGCTCTACCGTCAGTTCCAATGCTTATCGCATCGGTTACAGCTCCAGAATTTTTACCAATAGAAATTGCTCTTGGTTGATAGATTTCAGCGTCTGTCCCTATTGCGATACCATGGTCTCTTCCAGTTCCTTGGTCATGGGCATTTTTCCCAATAACTACCGTGCCTTCAGATACCGAATAAGCACCATTTCCAATTACAACTTGTGAAGGTGCAGTGGTTCCAGAAGCAGCATTACCCAAAACTATAGAGTAATTACTTGACGCTACTGAAGGTATATCTGTTAGAAAATCTGCTGATTTCATAGAGGAAATACCAGAACCTTTTGTAAGTCCTAAAACATATTCCAGTTGAGATTTATTTGAAGTGGTCTCACCACTATTGTTGATAACAACCCACGAACCTATCGTATTTTGAGTGGTGGCAGTGAGTTGCGAAATTTTTAAATTTGCCATTTTAAATGTTATAAGTTAGGTTCAAGGAGGTCGCCTTGTTCAGTTTCAATTATGTCGCCGTTTTCAAACAATAAATAGTTTTGAACAACAGCACTTGGAGTTGGTGTATTAGTTGAGGTAGCCGTTGGTTGTGGAGTTGCTGTTGCGGTTTGCGTTGGAGTAGCAGTTAAAGTTAAAGTTGTGGTTGGAGTTTGGCTTGGGGTAGCTGTTAAAGTTAAAGTTGTTGTTGGAGTTTGCGTAGGAGTCGGTGGTATGGGACTTGCACTTGGGGTCGGCGTAGGTGTGGGCGTAATTGATGTTGGGCTTGGACTTGGGGCAATAACAGATTCATATCGGACAATAATGTCCAATAACGCTCTCTGTTCACCCAAGTAATTAGAGAATTTTTTATTTAGAAAAACTCTGTTTCCCATTATTGGCCAGTATTACCTGAAAAAAATTGAGTAAAATAATTTTCTGTATCTCCAGTAACAGGTATGTAAGGCCCACACCAATCTATTAAGGGTAAATCTTTTACCCAATAAAAACTTGCATTAGTGCAAAACTCAATTTCTTGTTCAGATATAATCCAATTTTCATTACAATCCTTTACTGGATTGAACATGCTGTCATTAGCATAAAATTGCCCTACAAGCAAATCATATTGTTCTGTTGTGATAATTGCTACTTTTGTCATACTGAATTTCTACTTAATGCTGTCTGGAATGTTTGAACAATATTCCTTAATGTTTGTGCTTGTGGGACGGTCAAACTACGACCCATAAATACAAATGCGATGCTTCCATTACCATATTCAGGCGAAGGCCCATAATTTCTTTGACCAACGAAAACTTCAGTTAGTGTATTAAAGCTTCCTTGTGCTTGAGAGAGGACCGTTACACCTGAATTTTGAAGAACAAATGTTTCTGTTGAGCCAGTTCTCGATGTGATATACATACCAGTCGATGCTGATAATGTTGTTGATAGTGCACCTCCAACCGTTGTATTAGGTTGGGGGTCAATAGCACTACTTCCTGGTCTTAACCTAATTTGGTAAATATCTGTCTCTGCGTCAATAGCACCCATTAGAGCACCAGTGTATGATGAAGCATTTATGTAACCCCCCAAAGAACATAATGGAGTATTCACCCCACCAGTAGCGCTATTCTGTGGTGAATAACCTGTATTTGCTCCAGCATTAACTCCGTTTGGTGTCATACCAGAAATAGAATGTGTCCATCCACCGGCAAAAGCCAGGTTATTTTTGTTAGAATAACGCACCCCAGCTCCCTGCATTTGTCCTTGAGCATTGCCCCCTATAATTGGATAGAAAACATCTATTTGGTCCCAAAGGTTATTTGAGACAATTGAGGTAAATAAAGTTTGAGTTGCAGCAGAGATAGTTGAGTTCAAGGTTCCCCCCGAAGTTAAAACTCTATTCAAAAACTCATTTGCTTCAGTTATGCCTGAAAGAAACCCACTTGGCGTTGGCGTAGGAGTTGAAGTTCCAGTTTGGGTTGGTGTTTGTGTATTTGTTGGAGTCATTGTGGGACTCGCTGTAATTGTAGGGGTGGGAGTCGCCGTAGCACTCGCAGTGATGCTTGGCGTAGGTGTGTTACTCGGGGTTACCGAAGGGGTCACTGGCACCCCACTTGTTTCTTCAGGAACATAACCACCCAATGCAGAATTTGCTACCACTTCTGGTAACTTAAATGTGTCCCATCTGGGCATTCTTTTTCTTGGAAACATAGATTTTTTTTGGCTAAAAAAGGGGGACTTTCACCCCCCTGTTTTTTTTTGTATTATAGTTGAACTGTGATGCCGGTAAATACAGCTTGAAGATTCGTAGTAACGACGATTTCTTGAGTTGCATTTGGTTCGCCACCCTGCATTGTAAGAGCTGAAAGCCCGTTCAAATCGGTGTATGCGAGTCCGGTAGCTATTGCACCTGATGTGACCAACGCTCCGTTTACAAAAGCGAAGGACCAGAACCTCCCGTTGTTGTCTTTGAAGACTCCGACGATTGAATTTTGGGAAACTAAGTTTTGAAACAGAAGCCTTAGGTCTTTATCAAGACGAGGAAGATTCATAACCAAAGTTGGTTGAAATACCACTGACTGGGCAGTCGTGTTGATTCCAATTTCTTCGGTGAACGAGGACCCCTGCTTTGTAAGCTCGAACTTATACATTGTACCGCTTCCTGAGATTGATACAATCTGGTCGTCTCCGTTTTCAGTCCATCCTGTAATGGATGAAGAAGCAGAGCCTCCAAGAAGCCAAATTGTGTTCAGTCCGCCCGTACTTGCATTTCTGCAATCAAGCGTATAACCTGAACTAATAAAACATGACATAATTTATAAGTTTTTTTTGTTTGAGTTTATTTTTTTAGAGGGGTTCATTATGAAGCTCTGAAGAATGAGTCGACGCTAAAGCATCCAGCTCCGTAAGTTGTTCTAACTGAGAGCTTTACAATGTCTTGGAACGGGTCGTACTGCATTCTTTCAGACATTTGCGAACCATTCATTCCTACGAACATGTATTGACTTGGACCTCCTACTACAAGATTTTGACCTGTTAACGCCTGCGTTGGAACAACTCTGACATTAGTAGCCGGTAGAATTACTCCCCACTCTTGTCCAGATGTTGGGTCGCCATAATCAGCAGTAAATAAGTTGATGTAGGATTGATTTCTCATTGACTGAACTAAGCCACGATAGTCAGCATATCCACAGAAAATAACGAGGTCATCTCTATGAAGTACATTCTCCGGGATTGCTGCATAATATGAAGAGAACACGGTCAAGCCGTTCGAAGCCGTAGCTGCCGTGTACGCGACTGCTGTTGCGCCGTTGCCAGTTGTAATTAATGCACCAAAGCCATTAAAGCATTGTGAGTTGTATTGTGTTGCTCCAGTAGCAGTTTTGTTTAACCAAAGTTGGTATTCAATTTGGTTAGCGGTTCGGTTAGCCACGTCAGTAACCACGGCCTCCGCGAACGGAATAGCTTCCTGGAAATTATCATTACTGAGGTACTGAGAGAGGTACGTATTGTACAGGTCGTACGGGCAAAATTGTAATTGTGCCTGTTTATTGCAAAGTTTAACTTCTACGGTAGACTGCACAGTGTTCCCCGTAGGGTTCCATCCGCACGCCGCATCAGTCAAAATAACATTTGATTCGGTAAAACCAATCAGTTCTGTAGTTCCCTTGAGGTCAGCACGCACAGAGGCATACTTGGTAGTAGTAAGTCCAAGAAAGCTCTTAATAAGCATTTCAGAGGCATACTGCTCCCAGTTTTGGTCAAGTGAACTTAAATCATAGTTAAAAGCGAAAGATTTTGATTCGCCCTTAACAACTTTTGAAGGTAGATTTTTCATTTTTAAGTTTTTGTTTTTATTAAATAACGCCGTTATTTTTCAAGAAATCCAATTTTGCGTCAAGTATTGACATTGCAGGTTTTGAGAAACCTTTTTTCTCCACAACTGGCGTATTGAATTGTGGTTGTTTTTTGAATTCTTCGTAGTCTTTTTTATAGGAGTCTAAATCCTTGTTGAAGGTTGAGAAAACCGCGAGCATTTCTGACATCGCTTCTTTCATTTTCTTCATTTCTTTTTTCATATCTTCCATTGAGCCTTCACCAGCTTCATCAGGGTATTTAACCCCCGTGATGCGGTGTTCAGCGTCAATAGTTAATACGATGCCAGAGTCTGTTGTATGTTCGCCGCTCGGCGCGCCTACTTTCTCACCTTCTTTGGTGGTTACATAAGCGTATTGACCAGGAGCAAATGGTTCGTCATCATCTGTCATAATGGGGGTTCCATCAGTCAAAGTTGCCTTTGACATAACTTCGGTGTCCACCATAATGTCATTTGAAGCTTCACGAACTGCTTCTGCTTCATCATCAATCTTTTCAATTACCGCAATGAGTGAGTCCTCACCGACAACTAAGCGAAGACCCTCACGGGTTTCGTGTGTGCCAGCAGGGGCGGGTGTCATAATACCATCTTCACCAACAATTAAAAGTTCCTCTCCAACATTGAAGGGGCCCTCTTGGTTGTTAGTGATGGTAGTAGAACCATCAACCAATTTGGTTTGGAAAAATTTCTCCGATTTGAACTTCATACCTAACATATCGGCAATCTTTGAAATTGCTTCGTTTGCTGTCATATTATTCAGTTATTTTATTTAAGATTTTTATTATCTCTCCTAATAAGTATTCATCCTCTGCTTGCTTTGAAAAATTTAATAAAAAATTGCCCTCTGCTGAGATTCCTTTTACTTTACCAGGTTTGATATATTCGTTCCAAATTATGTCGCCTTCAGTAGTGTCTAAAACTTTATATCCTACCATCCAGCTCCCTGTTGGAACTTGTTCAGGGGTAAATCCTAATGTGTATGATTTGTCTGAATTGCCATTGACAATCCAGCTTTCAACCATAACAACATCATTGAACTTTTTATCGGTGTGTTCAAGATTTGTTTCACGCAATCTTTGTTGAATCATAAACTTTCGTTGTATGCGTTCAATCGCTTCGGGGGTAAACCTCACGAAATATTTTTCTCCATCTTCTGCAATTCTCGGAATTAGCAAATTCGGAATCATAAGGGGGGAATAAATCATTCTCTGCTCTTCGTTAGCAGAGAACATTTGGTCTGATGACTTTGTGAAGTTTAGGTTGCAGACCTCACCAAAACATTT